ATAGGTTGACCAACTGCATATCTAAAAGGCTTCTTATCTAGATCAGATTTAGGAGCGCTTAGTATTCAGTCCCTCTCTGTTAAGAGAGATCTCCATAAGGAACCCATCCTTTCTCCTATTAAAAGAGAAATGACTTGTTCCTGTAAAGAGATAGGTAACCTATCGGTAGCCGCTGAGAGATCATAGGAATAGAATGTTTGTCTTTCAAGTTTGTCTTTACCTAACTCGTAAAGAGATCTTAAGTGACGAATTGGTCTATCCTGGTCGAAGGTTCCATCCATAGGGAGGGAATCTAAGATCTTGAAGATCGAATCGTTTAAAGGTCTCATTACTGTTTGAGTAATGACATCCGTGATGGCAAACACTCTCGCTTTACCGGCCGCTTCTTCTTTTATACTTAGTCTACCAAGATATAAGTTCTCCTTCTCACTTTTAAAAGGTGTTAAGAGAGTTATCTCATGGAAGATAGTATCAACGAAGTCCAACCCTCCCTCATAATAAAGAATAAATTCTTTAAGATTAGGAAGGAGTGGAGAAGTACTTCAAGCCTTGATATCATTCCAGATACCAAGAGCCGAAATACTTGAATTAGGGCCGGCGGAACCTAGTTGTAGTACATTAAGGTCGATCCGGAGTTTATTAACCAATATTCTATTGGTAATCTCCCTAACGGCCTTAATCAGCTCATACTTAGGAAGAGTCTCACTCTGACCCTTAAAAGGATCAGTAATGGTACCCAACTTAAGTTGAACTGGAATACTAATAACTCGGTAAACCGACAATAGTGTAAGAACTGCCCGTATAGTACTGGAGTCGCCGGCTCTGATTAAGAGCCGAAGGCTTCCTGGTATTATAGTAGGTAGTCCACCTGCTATCCCGACAATCACCTTTTCCGAAATGGATAAGGGATTACCGGAGATATATGCGTGAATTATACGAGTTGCCTCCTTTAGATAGTGTACAGTAAAAGTTTTACCGTTACATTTTCATAAGAAAGCAATTCTGCTATAAAACCTCATATACAGTTTACGATCTAATTGTAGTGACCAAATCAAGATACGAACCCAATGGGGAAATGTCTTTACAGACACTTGACCAACGGATTCTACCTTGTTCGCTAGAAGAGGACGTTTAATGTTTAATTTAAATTCTGTTTTCATGGTTTTATTAAAGCTTAATACCTTTAGTATCATCATTAATAT